TTTCTCATGCTATATTCTCATTCTAGTATATAACATGTCAGGCACTACCTCTGAACAGATTACCAAGTTAATGGATACCTATAAAAAGAAGTTGGACGACCAGGATACGGCCGAAGAAATGAACCGAAATACGCAGCATCTTTTCATCTACGATTACATCTATCTCTTTTGCAAAGTGATTCTTTTTATCATTTTAGGAGTGGCCTATTATCTATGGGTCGGAAAGAAAGAGGTCGCGGATGCCTATGAAACGACCAAGGAAACGGTCGTCAAAGCAAACGAAAAAATAAATCAACTCAAAGAGTCCGTTCCTATAGCCCAGACTAGATAAAAAAAGAATACCCTTTTAATCTAATGAAGCTGAATGAGTTCTGTGAACGTCTTTACGAGGAGAAGGAGAATGAAAATGGAAGCGGTCCTTTGCCTTCGGTAGGCATCTCGAATGGAATGCGTGAATTTATACAAGAGCAATTAGCCAAAGCAAACGAAGAGGCTTTACGATTAAAAGAAGACCAACGACAGACAGAGGCCAATCGATTTATACCCTATCAGCAAATCAATTGTGACGAGGAATGTCGTGTCTTATTTAGTCTAGGGTCTTCCATTTCCGGTTCAGTCATAGAACGTAAGGACCCAAGAGGTATACTTCCCAACGATGCAGACCAGCAATACCTATTCTTTTATGGGTGGTCCTTCCTGGCGCTTGGTTCGTTTGTGATATTTGTTATCTATTCTTCTTACCCGACGTCTCAGGATTCTTTTACCCTATCCATTGTCCTCCTTGTGTTTTTTATCACCGTGTATTTACTTTCGAAAGACTCGACTATCGGTCTTTAAAATATAATCTTATTGTAAATGTCCATCTCTGCCTATAATTCAGACAAGGAACAAATCAAGACGCAAGTGACTGACATTTACAATATTCTCAACAACTTACCCGGAAAGGAGAAGATCGACAAGCGTCACTCGTATGAAACCATCTACGAGGAGACGGTATCTATACGAAACCGAGAACAAAACATATTTTGGGTCACCGGGTTCGCCTCTTCTGTATTGCTTATTGGCACTTTACATGTGATTTTTAACCGGAAACAATAAGAATAAATATAGATAGAGTACACATGGAAATCGAATATGAACGATTAAAAAAAGAGGTCGACCCAAAGCTAAAAGAAACCCAAGAGAAGTTTTTAAGACTGACCCAAGGTAAAAATGAACACATCAAGGAAAAGACCGACATCTATCATGAATGGGTCAAGAGTCAGGTAGGCGTCGACAATCAAAACGAGCTTCGACAGAAGATATTTGAAAATACTTATGTTTACAAAGAATTACGCGCTCAAACCAGAATGCTCATGGTCTTTAATGTGGTGTGTGTCATCATTCTTTTTCTTTCCACGTTGCGAACGCCTTATTTTGACAATGCTGCCTATGGGGGCATTGTGGGGACCTTGATTGCGCTATTGTTCGTATACCAGCTCTATTATGCATGGGACTTGTGGATACGCGACACGGTGAACTTTGATGAATATGATTTTACGCATTATGGAAAGCCTTCCAGTTATCCAAACATAAAAGAGGACGGTCATAGACCTGAACCAGGATGTATTGAACGTATTGGTTCGCAAGCGGTCAATAAATTCTTCATCGATAACTATTTCTCAGGTATTGCTTTCTAGGGTAATTCTTTATAGAATCCTTATATAATGGGCGACCCGTCTTATATTCAAGACATGAATCGATTTATTGAAGAATTGAACAAGGTCAAGGTCAACAATCCAAATACAGATGACATTTATGGAAACATTGTGAAAGATTTTAAAAATACGATGCAGGACATTAAAGTCTCGCAAAGATTAAATGACCTCGATGACCTATTGAATTTATCGGAATTGTCTGAAAAAGAGAAACGAGAATACAGACGGCACAACCAAATCAATCGTTATTATCAAAAACGTTACGAGAGACAAATTGTGATTCTACAGAAGATAGTGGCCTTCTTTTGTGTCGCTATTCTAGGCACCCTTCTGCCGGATAGCGTAAGACCCGTCTTCATGGGGGTCTTGTTTGCCATCGGCTTTGTTGCTTTATTTTATGACCTATGGGATGTCTATTTGCGAGACAGTCGCGACTTTGAACAATACGATTTCAACTTTTTTTATACGAAACCACGCGAGGCGGACGAGAATCATCTGGTCCTGGGCGAGTTGAAATATGTTAAGTATTGCGAATGAGGAACATTCTTATTCTTGTAGGGTTAAAATATCTGAATATATCATATGTCAGATGAACTGGACCCTATTTACACTCTCCTTACGTCCATGTACAATGCCGGGACGAACAAGGACAGTTACAACCGAGACCGATTGATACAAGACTCGACCATGATATTACCCAAAGAATGTAAAAGATATAATTTGAATCTCGAGTCCTCCATTGACTTTAATCGTATTGACCGACGCGCTTTGACAGATGATACACTTACGTTGTTTCGTTATTATCAAAATAATGTGGAGTATGTGAATTCATTTGCAGAACAAGTCTTGGAAGACGAGCGTAATTACTTTATAAAAAAATACAATATCAAGGCCTATAATGCACTCTTGGCCCAGCGAGAGAAACATTTCAGTGAAAAAATTATATCGGAGCAATGTCCAACGGTAGGAAGTGGTGGAACAGGCACTGGAACCAATACAAATACAAACACGGAGATAACGGGAGTCGATACCATGACGATTATTTCTGACCTAAATAAAAATTTATCCTTGTGGTTGTCCGGGACAGACCCGAAAACCACGTATCGTAAAATCGATTATCGTTCGGCAGAACAAGAAACCCTGTCCACGTTGAACCAATACGTGACCACCACGTATTATATCGCGTTTGGAGTGCTCCTTTTGTTGTTGGGCACCAGCGGTAATCTCATGCTACAAGAACGGTTCCTGAGCTACCTGGTTCTCTTTTTATTACCTGTCCTGTATCCATTTGTGTTTTCATGGATATACAATGCCGTGACTTCATGGACGAAACCCGACCTCTTGCATGGACCCAAGAACGCATTCCTGGAGGCAAAGACCAGCACGATGGATGCGTATGACATCTAAAAATGTAGATGTAAAATTAAAATACTTATGCTTATTCGACCAGAGAGATACGTGCCCATCCATCTTTGGGATAGTTGCCAAACTTCTTGGTCAACGTTTCCTTCAGTTCTTTGATAAGACCCGCTTGATTGCCTGTTCCACCATTCTCGCAATACCAGTTCCGAAAGGCATCCTGGATGATGGTAATCTTCAGTTTCATCGGCTGAGGCAATTCGTGAATCCGAATACACGCCGAGATGAACTCCATCGTCACGTCCTGGCTCTGTCTGTATTTGTCGCTCGAGGCAGACACCTCCTTACATTCTGTCACATGTCCCTGTTTCTCGTAAGTGATTTCCACCAGCATACTCAAGAGGACGGGCGCCCAGATGTCAAACTTCTCATCAATCTGAGTATCGAGCTCATACTGAAAGGGATAAGCTTCAATCGGAAACTCGGGGTCCTTGTAGGGATTGGTCGTAAACTTGGACTCAAAATCCACCACTCGAATACGACGCCATGTTCCGTCATCGTTGCTTTTGATATCAAACAAGGTATTTGTGCAAACGGCTAGCTTGAACTGCGGTTTAAAGACCATGCTCTCTTGGAAAAGGGCGCGACACTGGATAGGGTCTCCACCTGTAATCTCCTTCATAATCCCTTCGTTGATGACATCTCCTTTCGACGGTTCTTGCATCACGGCATATCGCGTTCCGACCAGTTGACACACCTCGGAAGAGGTCCCGCCAATACCGTTTCTCTTTTGGGTAATCATCGAGATTGGAACGGTTGATTTGTATTCTCCCAACACACGGGTCATCAATTCCACCAGCTTTGATTTACCATTCTTCCCTTTTCCAATGTAGACGTTAAACGACTGGTTGAGATTGTTGCCCATGAGGGTAGAGGCCAAATGTTCCCACATGTAACGGCGACGGTTCGCATTCGGAAAGAGTTGTTCCATAAAGATTTCGATTTCCTTAATCACCTCGGGACAGCTCTTGCGGTATTCCGCAATCGGTTTATACGCAATTCCTGTGCTCATGCTAATGTAGTCGTCGTGTCGGCCGACGCGATGTTCCTTGTTCTTAAAATCAATGACGCAATTGTTACAACCCAGTAAATATTCATTGGTATTCAGCTTTGCATAAAAGTCCTTATCATAAAAGATTTCCATCGCTTCTTTCATGATATTCTGCTTTTTCGCAGTCACTTTGAGCATCTCGGCCGTCTTGGCCACGCTGCTCGGTTTCTTGGTCGTATCCAAGGACGCAGACGGCGCTGGTCCATTCATTTTAAATTCCTTAAAACACTCATACATCTCGGTCGAAATCTTGGCACGCAAACTGTGACCGTCGTCAATGGCTTTCCAACGATTGTCGATGAACTCATACCATTTCTTATTGTGAATGCTGACACAGATAAAGACGTCTTTGAACATGTGATAGAGCACCGTGGCCAAGTCATATTCAGAGTTGGTGGTAGCGGAATGTTCAATAAAGTGACTGATGGTCTGCTTTCGAATTTCGTAATACTGTGTAGGATTGGATATCTTACTCCAATACAAGATGGAACGTAGCGTGAGACCTTCGTTGGAACGATTGAACCCACACCATTGGTCATGTAGAGAAGGAATACTGGAGTAGTCGAACGAAGGCGACTGTGCACTGAACTTGACCCATACAGGAAAGAGCCGCGTGTCCGTTTGTCTCAGCGCCCATCCCACGCGTATCCATTTTGCGTAACTGTTATCGCCCCAATACTCGGCAGGTAAAGTCATGACGTATTTATAGGCTTCTTTAATCTTGTAATCGAGACTGGTGATGGTCTCCATAAACCCCTCGATATATTCATCCAACTCCTCCGAATTGTTAATCTCGTAGCTCAACTTGTTGCGAAAGACCGAATGTTCAAGTAGCTTGACACTGGACTTGGATGTCTTCTTTTGTCTCGTCTTTGCAATCTCGTCGTATTTCTGTTGCATGTCCGGACAGAGGGCTGCCTGAACCAGATTCAGATTACGTGCCGTGAGATTTTCGAAATTCTGAATAATCCATTCGTTGGTCACGAGTTTCTCCTTGATGTTCCAGGACCCATCGTTGTGACAAACATAAATCTGCTTCAATCGGTAGGGCTCGCGTCCAGGCTTACGTGAACCATACAGCTGCCAATTCGAATGTCCGCGAATCACCGAGTCGTCAAAGACATCCTCCCAGGTATTGGTCAACGGAAGCTCATTCCACGAGGCAGGGACGTTTTTCATAATCGCTTCTCGCATGATAAGTTTGCATGTATAATCCATTTTTAAGTTCAAAATGATGTGGATACCATCCTTGGTCTTGTCCTCTTCCATATGAACGTTTTCTCGTTCCATGACGTAGCATTCAATGGTCTTTTCGTTCATTTGCTTGATGGTGGAAATGGTATCCACGATACATTGAACCAAGTCAACCACATGCTCTTTCTTGTGCTGTCTATCCTCAATGTCCACAGAATATCTAAAATCAATGTCAATGAGAATCGGACCTTCCTCCATCTGTTTCTCGGTGTAGTATCCCTCTCGACCTCCTATCAAGATATGTTTTTTATACAAATCATAGAATGTCTGAATACTATCTTGCTGAATATGATAAGAACCACCATAGATACCCAGATTTCTGTCGCCAATCTTGGTATGCGTGTGTCCATCTTCGGCCGGGTGTTTTTTGAGAAAGGTTTCAACTGGGCAAGCCATCTTTGTTTATACCTTGGTGTATTATTTTTATCTCAATTTTAAAGTGTAAGATTCGATTTTACAATTAAAGACACTTCTTTAGATACATTCAATGGAAAGATGCGTGAAACGTATCATGTTAGATATAAAAGAAATACAATCTGACCCAGACCCCTCTTTTTTTTACATTCCAGACGAAACCAATGCCTTGAAAGGGCATGCTATCATTATTGGTAGAGAAGGAACGCCTTATGCCCACGGGTTTTATCTGTTCGAATTTGTTTTTCCGACCAATTATCCGTTTTCGCCACCCGTGGTGACGTTTCTCAATGGAGACGGTCGAACGCGATTTAATCCGAACCTCTATGTCTCGGGAAAGGTGTGTCTCTCGATTCTGAATACATGGTCTGGTGAAAAATGGAGCGCGTGTCAGTCGATACGGTCTGTCCTACTCTCCATCTCTATCCTCATCTTAAACGAAGAACCTTTTTTAAATGAACCTGGGATTGCACGCACCCATTGTTCCTTTAAACCTTATCATCAACTTCTGGAATACAAAAACATTGAAATATGTATTTTAAAATACCTACGCCTGGAACAGGTTCCGACGGTTTTTCAATCCTATCATCCCATGTTTGTCTCTTATTTTGTAAAACATTATGACCAAATAATAGATGTTTTGAAGAAAGAGAATACCTTTGTGGACATTTCAGTCTTTCAAGACCAGAGTTGTTTTCTAAACTACCTATCTCTCGAACAGGAAACGCGTTGTGTTTACGATATCGTAAAAATTGATATAAATAATTAATCTCCCTCTTTTATAACATGAACTTCTGTAAGGTATGCGACAACATGTATTACATGAAAATCAAAGAGGACGAGTCAGAAGCCCTTATTTATTACTGCAAAAATTGCGGGATGGAAGAGGACAATCTAGTGCTCACGAATCTGTGTGTGTCGCGCACAGAAGAAGGCAATTCGACGCAAAAGACCAATAAGATTAACGAATATACCATTCACGACCCGACGTTGCCTCATATCTATACCATGAAATGTCCAAACGACCAGTGTAAGGTCTATACGGAAGAGAAAAAACAGGACGTCATTTATATGCGTGTGGACGATGTCAACATGAAGTATCTTTATTTGTGCACGGTGTGCGAGACCAAATGGTCGCCGTAAATGAGTAACTTGTCTCTTGATTTAAAATACTGGATGACTCATTACTTAATCCTTCTTTTTCTTCAACTCGAAAATTGAATATAAAATTATTCTATATTCTATTATACAAATGAGTGACTACGGGTCAGAAGAGGAAGACAGTGTCTCGGTCCAGAGTGAGGTTCATTCCGAGGAAGATGACATTGAGGAATCCTCTGAAGAAGAAACCTTTGCCCAGGCGGATGAGTTTGTCGGAGACCCGGAGGAGGAACTGGCAGAACCCTCCGTCTATCAAGAAAAGTTTACCGAAGAAATGCGCGGCAATTATTTAGCAAGGTTTCATCCAGAAGAAATCCACAAACCCTTTGATGAAATGTA